GGGAGCTGAACATGGATGAGAAGATCCTGACGGTGCTGCGCACCAAGATCCGCGAGCAACTCAACAACATGGCGGACAACATCGCCGGGGGTTCCGCCAGGGACTTCGCTGAGTATCGCTACGCATGCGGCGTGATCCACGGCTTGGCTCTGGCCGAGCGTGAACTCCTCGACCTCATTGAGGTCGCCAAACGCAACGACAACTGATCCCCCCGGGCCACCGGCCCGGACCCCCGCCGTGGTGCTCGGGCAAGCCACGGTGCCAACCTGCCCGCGAAAGAGAACCATGAGCGACGAAGTCAATGATCTGCCTGATTCCGAAAAGGCAAAGCAACTCCCCGAACCCTCGGGCTACAAGCTACTGTGCGCCCTCCCGGAAGTGGAGGACAAGTACGAGAGCGGCATCCTGAAGGCTGACACCACCGTCCGCGTCGAAGAGCACAGCACCGTCGTGCTGTTTGTGCTCAAGGCTGGACCCCAGGCCTACGCTGACATGGACAAGTTCCCCAGTGGGCCGTGGTGTAAGGAGGGTGACTTCGTCATCACCCGCGCCTACGCGGGTACGCGGTTCAAGATCCACGGTCGTGAGTTCCGTCTGATCAACGATGATCAGGTGGAAGCCGTGGTGCAGGACCCCCGTGGGATCACGCGAGCATAAGGAGAACACATGGCTGAGTTCAAGTTCCCCGATGAGGTCGAGACCAAGGACGACAAAGCCACCGAGAAGGTGGAGTTCGAGGTCGAAAACGACGCTGAAGTCGAGATTGTCGACGATACCCCTGATCAGGACAGGGGCCGTAAGCCCTTGGAGAAGCCCGTGGCTGAGCCCACGGACGACGAACTGGAGCAGTACGGCGAGAAGGTTCGCAACCGGATCAAGGAGCTGACGCATGCCCGTCACGACGAGCGTCGTGCTAAGGAGGCTCTGGAGCGGCAGAACCAAGAGGCCATCCGCGCTGCTCAACTGCTGTTCGAAGAGAACAAGCGACTCAAGGGGCAGCTCAACACCGGCACCACCGCCTTCGTCTCACAGGCTCAGCGCCTTGCAGATGTCGAAGTTGAGAAGGCCAAAGCAGCGCTGAAAGCAGCGCATGAAGCTGGCGACACCGAGGCATTTGTTGAGGCGCAGACGAAACTCAATGAGGCGGTATTCGCACAACAGCGGGCCAAGGCACTCAAAGCACCTGCCCCCTTGCAGAGGCAACCACAACGTGATAACGTTGCACCTCAACAGGCCACGCCCGCACCGGTTCCGGCCCCCGCCCCAGATCCAAAACTGGATGCTTGGAGGCAAAGGAACCCGTGGTTCGGTGAAGACGATGAGATGACGAGCTTTGCGTTCGGCCTGCATAACAAGCTCGCCAAGTCAGGTGCCAATGTTGGGTCTGATGAGTACTACGCTACCATCGACGCCCGGGTACGCGAAGTCTTCCCGAACAAGTTCGAGACTCCCAAGTCCGAACCGGCCAAACGGCCAGCAACCGTCGTAGCACCGACGCAAAGAGCTACGTCAGCCAAGAAGATCAAGCTGACGCAATCGCAAGTAGCAATCGCCCGACGCCTCGGCGTCCCCTTGGAAGAGTATGCCCGCAACGTGGCACGACTGGAGCAACAGAATGGCTGAGACCCGCACGCCCCGAGAACTCGCGACTCGCGAGAAGACGCAGCGTCGCTGGCGTCCCGCTTCTACGCTTCCTGATCCCGTGCCGGAGCCCGGCGTGAATTTCCGGTGGGTGATGACACACCTGTTGGGGGAAGCAAATCCCACCAACGTGTCGCAACGACTGCGTGAGGGCTATGAGCCCGTCAAGGCAGAAGATCACCCTGAGTTGGCTTTCGAGGCCAACGCCAAGACGGGGAACATCGAGATCGGCGGTCTGATGCTCTGCAAGATGCCCGAAGACATGGTGCAGCAACGCACCGCTCACTACGCCGACATGACAAATAGTCAGTCGCATTCCGTGAACTCCAAGTTTACAAGTCAAAGTGACCCCCGCATGCCGTTGTTTGCTGAACAGAAAAGCAGCTCGTCGCGTGGGTCTTTCGGTAACGGTTCCTGACAGGAGTCATAAATGGCTTACCCCACGATTGACAAGCCCTACGGGCTTGAGCCGATCAACCTGAAGGGCGGTATTCCGTTCGCAGGTTCGACTCGGATGATCCCCATCGGCCAAGGCTACGCCACCAACATCTTCAACGGGGATGTGGTCGGACTGTCCAACGGCAACGCCATCATCACGCCCTACAACGCGGACACGCAGTCCGCCGCTGCGGCTGGTGACATCGTCGGCGTCTTCCTCGGCTGCGAATACAGCACCGGGTCGGGCCCGATCTACGGCAAGCTGCGCCAGCAGTACTACCCGGCAAGCACCAACGCCCCCAACGCGGTGGCCTACGTGCTGGACGACCCGAACGCCCTGTTCAAGGCAGCGGTGATCGCGCAACCGCAAGGCAGCGCCAACACCCAACTGAACACCGGCACGACCATCGGCTACATGTCGCCGTCGTTCCTCGGCACCAACGCCTTCCTGATCGCTGGCAACGGTGGCTCGACGGCAACCGGCAATTCGCTGGCTGGTGTCTCGGGTGGCAACCCCACGGTGGCTTCGTCGGTGGCTGGCAACATCCGCCAAACGGTCGGCACCGGTGCGGGCACTTCGCCCTGCCTGCGCGTGATCCAACTGGTGCCTGAGACCGCCGTCACGGTGGCCACTGCGCTGTCCTCGTCCCCCTCGGCTGGCACGACCTTCACGGTTCCGTCGACCACGGGCATCGTCCCGGGCATGCAGTGCGTCATCGACGGCATCAGCGGCACCACGGCGGGCTCTCCGGGCAGCAACCTGACGGTCACGGGTGTGGTCACCAGCACCAACACCATCACGGTCAGCGCCAGCGTCACGGCCTCCAGCGGCACTTCGGTCAGCTTCATCGGCTACCCCGAAGTCATCGTCGGCTGGAACTTCGGCTACCACTCGTACCTGCTCGCCGCTGGCGTCTAAGGAGTCTGAATCATGGCAATTTCTCGTGCACAGCTCCTCAAGGAGCTTCTCCCCGGCCTGAACGCGTTGTTCGGCATGGAGTACAAGCGCTACGCCGAGGAGCACAAGGAGATCTACGAAACGGAGACCTCCGACCGTTCCTTTGAGGAAGAGACCAAGCTGTCTGGTTTCAGCGCCGCTCCGGTGAAGAACGAAGGCCAAGCACTTGCGTATGACAACGCGCAGGAAGCATGGACCGCTCGTTACAACCACGAGACCATCGCTATGGGCTTCTCCATCACCGAAGAGGCGATGGAAGATAACCTGTACGACAGTCTCAGCACGCGCTACACCAAGGCACTGGCTCGGGCGATGGCCTACAGCAAGCAGGTCAAGGCCGCAAACATCCTGAACAACGGCTTCAACGCTGCCTTCCCGGGCGGTGATGGTGTCTCGCTGTTCTCGACGGCCCACCCGCTGGTCTCCGGTGGTACTAACAGCAACCGTCCTACGGTCGCTACGGACCTGAACGAGACCTCGCTGGAGAACGCAGTGATTCAGATCGCTGCGTGGACGGACGAGCGTGGCCTGCTGATCGCAGCCAAACCGCGCAAGCTGATTGTTCCTCCGGCCCTGATGTTCGTCGCGACCCGCCTGCTGGAGACCAATCTCCGCGTCGGCACCACCGACAACGACATCAACGCGTTGAAGAACAACGGTGCCATCCCCGAAGGGTATACCGTCAACCACTTCTTGACCGACCCCAGCGCGTGGTTCTTGAAGACTGACGTTCCGAACGGTCTGAAGCACTTTGAACGGGTACCGATGTCTACCTCTATGGACCAGGACTTTGACACTGGTAATAACCGCTATAAGGCAAGAGCCAGGTACAGCTTTGGGTGGAGTGATCCACTCGGAATGTACGCGAGTCCCGGCGCCTCTTAATTAGAGGACGTAAGTCAAGTACAAAAGCCCGCTTTGGCGGGCTTTTTCTTTTGGGCGCTTGACACACCGCGCTCTAAGCCTTAGGATTACCGCTCGTTCCATTTATAGCGGAGAACCCTGTGGCCCAATGTGTTATTTATAAGATTAGGAATACTGTCAACGAAAAGTTTTACGTTGGTAGTACAACTAATACGCAAGAACGGTTTCGTAGCCATCAAAAAATGTTGCGCGGTAACCGTCATCATTGTCACCATCTTCAAGCCGCATGGAACAAGTACGGAGAAGATTTCTTTAGATTCGAGGTGCAGGAGGTAGTAGAAAATGCTGAAGTTCTTTGGGAAGTAGAAGAACGTTGGTTAGCCGAGCATTTTGGCCAGGCTTATTGTTATAACGCCGGTAGATCACCAGAAGCTCCTATGCGCGGACGCGTGGGGGCTTTACATCCTAATTACGGCAAAGCACTACCCGACGACCTAAAGCAAAAAATATCTACAACATTAAAGGCATTTTACGCTGAAGATCCTAGCAATCATCCACGCGTAGGTAAAACGCACTCCGAAGAGACTCGGACCAAAATAAGCGCTAAAGTCCAGCAAGCTGTAACAGAAGGTCGAGCGGGGGCTTTTATCCCTTCGGAAGAGACCCGCAGGAAGATGTCGGAGTCTTTGAAGGGAAATACCAATGCACTTGGTTACAAGCGCACGGAAGCCGAGCGTAAAGCCATCCGTCAACGCACTCTGGGGAACCAGAACTTTCTGGGCAAAAACCACACGGAAGAATCCAAGGACAAGATGCGCCGTCCGATCTACGCCATTCTCCCTGACGGTACACGTCGAAACTTTGTGGGCGTCTCCGCTGCGGGGAAGGAGCTGGGTGTCGCCTACCCCATGCTGGTGCGGTCGATGAAGGCTGGGAAACCGGTTGCCAAGGGCCAACTGGCCGGGTGGTTGTTCGCGTACGCGGACCTTGACCCAACCGCCCCGGTATGCTAGGCTCGGGCTTGCCCGAGAAACCAATCTCCTGTACCGACCGACTCGGCGGATCTCCTCAAAACGGTGCAGGCAAAGAGGAACCATCATGGGATTCAGTACCTTTTCCGGCCCG